TAGCTTTCGTAGTTAGCACCCAACAAAATAATTATTGAGTTAATTAAAATTCCTGTTCGTTTTTTCATAATGCTTGTTTAAATATTTCAACAAATTTAATATAAATAATTAATATAACAACTATCTGAACGAAATATTTTAAAAAAAGTTTTAAAAGCATATTGTTGACGTCAACGAAATGGCATAAAAAAACCCCTACCGAAATAGGGGTCAATCATAAATTAAACAAAGCATCGTATGAAATGCGTACAAATATAAAAAATTATTTTCCTACTTTGAAACGTCTTAAAACAAATTTTACTATTCTTTTAGCAATTGCTTTCCAAAGAACCCCTTTGGCATCGACTTTCACCTCCACGCCCTCCGGGGTCTTTTCCACGTGAATATCTATATTTTTAGAATCTAAATCGAATTCTTTGCGTATCTCGTCACGTACTATTTTTATATCTACGTTCTTCGTATCAATGTCAATCTTTACGTTTGTTCCGTCTTTTTCTAAATTCACGTCTATATTATCCGTGTCAATGTTTATTTTTTTCTTTGCCATAATTATTTTATTTAGTCCAACGTGCAGCCGTGCCGCGAACGTCGTAATGTATCCACGTACTATATATTCCTAAACCGCCTTGTTTCATTTTACCAGCCGCTATTAACTTTTCAATTATTGCCGCTACTTGTTTAGGCGTGTATCCTTCAATTTTTAGATCAGCAGCTTGTCCCGTAATATGTCTTGATTGAGTAGCCCCGCCTATTTTCTTATTAAAAGACGGATCACGAAAACCGCTTGTTATCTTAATAGGCTTTTTTACTTCATCACGTAAAACTTGTAAGTTCTTCGCCAGTTCAAAAATGTTTTGAAAAATTGTGTCCGTAATAGTAAAATTATGCTTATTAAACTCGGACAAGTTAAAGTTAGTTGTTAGCTTCATAAATTAATTTTTCGCTAATTTACGGTTTTTATTTTCAAGTACCGCAACCGTGTCATTTTTTACACTTGGTAAAGGTGGTTGTTTTTCTTCAATAGGTTTTCTATTGTAATATTCGTTTTTATCTAAACAATTGTACAAACGGTCTTTTACGTCTTGTACTTCAAAATGCGTGTACGCTAACCATAACGCAAGTACTCCGACTGCGCCTTGTTTTTTTATCACTTCAATAAATTGTGTTATAGGTATCATTTTCATAAATTAGTTTTCCTCTGTTGTAACTTCAAACTCTGTTGGTTTTCCTAATATCATTTCAATACTTGGATCAAAAATAATATACCAGAATATAGGACTGTCAAGTTCTGCCGTTTCATAGTCTACCCAATATTGTGTAACATCTTCAGGTGAAACAGGTAAACCGTAATAATCAGCACATTGTTTACGCGCGTCTATTGCATCCTGTTCATTCGTGTATTTATAGCCATTAATAAGCATTCCAATAAGTATTTATGTTTGTTTCTATTGCTGTCCTATTTGCACTTTGTTCTGAGTTCCAATAAATATACTCAGCGTATCTACCTGACGTTGTATTAGTTCCTGTTCTACCAAAATAAATAAAATTAGTTCCTTCTGCCGCCACTTGTGTAGCTGTCGTTGCTAAAGCACTACCATTTATATATGCAGTTTTTAAGTCACTTGAATTTTTTTCTGAACTAATTATAAATGCACCTGTATTTGTATTTGTTCCATGTGTTACAGTTGAACTCATATCACTTCTTAATGCTCCAGTTGTCGCAACCCAAAGCAAAGGTTGTTGTCCATTTACACCACCCAACCCTCCAGTACCTAATGAAGCAATATTAATATTGTTTGCAGTTCTATTTACAACACCTACCGATAAATATCTTGTATTTGGACTTATACCAGTTCCTAAAGAATAACTATCAGTTGTCCAAGTCGTTGATATTTTACTTGTATTCGGGTCTGTTATAACCGCACCACTTGCAACAATTTGAGCTTGACTTGTTGCAGTTGCTTGTGTAGCATTATTTGCATTTGTGCTTTGGTCATACCATGTTGTTATAAATCCATTTCCAGCACCACAAAAAGTAAGTAAAGACGAAGTATCCAAATCACCGCCTATAAAGTTAATATCTTGCTCTGCATTATCACTTGACCTGCGCACTCTTATTGCCGCTCCTGTGTATGCTGTTCTAAGTTTACGCAATGAATACGCAACCGCTGCTCCTGTGTAAGTATCTAAAAGTAAAGAAGGAGCTTGAACACCTACGATATCAGTTAAACCCGCCCAACTATCTGCGTGAATATCACCCCAACCAATAGCGTTGTTTGCGCCTTGTCCCCAGCCTATTGTATTATTTGAAGCACCGTCACCCCAACCGTTTGAATTTGCCATTTTTCTAAGTTGTTATATCGTCATATAAATACCAGTCGTTAACATCTCTTTTAACCAAAGTAGCCATTGAATATTGGGCAGTTGTTTTGTTTTTACCGCCGTTGCTTCGTATTGTTACCGTACTTAAAGGACTGATTGTTACTTGACCTGTTCCCAATTGTGCTATTTTAATTTCTGTTCCTATTGGAAAAGGAACGTTTATATTTCGCGGAATGCTTACCGTAACGGCTGTATTTTTATCCATTTCAACAATTTTATAAGCATCCGTTAAAACAAGCGTATAATCGTTTGTTTGGTTATTAAAAGACCTATTATGTATTTCGCTGCCTAAAACATATTTACTTGCGAATGTACCACCTCCAGTGTCTTCAGCAATTGCGACACGATCCGTAGCTTCTAAATTACTTCCTTTCGCTGTTAATTGACTTATCTTTACGTTTGCCATTTTGCTTACTTAAATACGTTAATAATTTCTTTATGTTTTCGTCTTTTGGTTTGTAGTTCTTCATAAATACCAGCCAGTATAATTGTTATTTGTATCCGGGTACATATCTCCGTTTGAGTTAGAATTGTATTCAGGAAATAAATCGTTGTTAAAACTTATATAATCAATAAATCTTTCAGTATAGTGTTGCGCTATTGAACGCTCTTTTTCTATTAAGAAATCAATTTCTACCTTTTCAACGTTCGTAGCGTTTTCAGAATTGTGTTTGTACACCCCTTTATTCGCTATTGTATAAGCTGCAAATGGTAAATATTCAACCATTGCCCAGTGTATAAGCATCGGCTTTACATACGTAACTAAAAGATTATTATAATTAGTTGGTATTGTATATAAAGCATCAATCGTAATTTCTGCGTCGTCGTTACCGCCATCTATTATAACAATATCGTTTAGTTTATATCCAGTGCCAGCGTTATCAATAACAACCGTATCTACTAAACCACCAACGTCGGTAATATCTACCGTTAAACCAGTTCCATTTACGCCCGTAGTTGTTACACCAGTTGCAGTTGTGTATCCCGTTCCTTGATCGCTAATTGATAAAGTAGAAGGTATTCCCGAAGCTGCTAAAATAATTTCAGACTTTAATTTTTCGAGTAAATCAGTACCCAAGTAATTTTGTATGTGAATGTCTTGCGCTATTTTGACGTACTGAATAAAATTGTCCGTGTCTACGTTGCCGTTCATTGCAGTGAACTTTACAACGTCGTTTCTTGTAATTAAAAGTGCTTCTGCCATTATTCCCCGTATATTTTATTAGTTGGTAAAAATCCGTTATTTGGCATATCCTTAGGTAATTGACTTACTTTAGAATCATTCTTTACGACGTACCCTAACTTTTCAGCTTTACGTACCGCAACTTGTTTTAATTCCGTACTGTTAACGTCAATTGCTTTACCGCTAAATGTAGCGTAAACACGTTTATTCCAACGGTGGTTACAATTACCACCGCCTTTATAGAACCAAATTGAATATGTATCCGCACCACGTGGTCCCCAACCTTTGTTTACTACTTCAGAACCCATTTTAATAATATCCTCTTTACGGTAAATCTTATTAGCCGCTATCATTCTATTACAAAATTCACGACTATCAGCGCTTGTTTTACCAGCGTAAACGTATCTCGTTAAAAATTTAATACCTTCAATTACTTCGTCTTGCTTACTTGAAATATTAGGTCTATTGTCGCCAGTTGAAACTAAGTTTACTAATCTGCTTAAAAACGATTGTTTAGGCTCTTTAGAAAGCGTTTCATTCTCTTTGTCGTCCGAATCATAATCTACTTCGTATTCGTCTATTAGAATCGAATTTTCGGGTTCGTCTTCGCCTAAATTAATTAACGCTTCAGCTATCTTAAAATCTTTGCTTAGCTCCGTTCCCGTTTCTTCAGCTACTTGTTCTTCGTTTTGTGCGTTTTCTAAATCTACAAACTCCAAAGGTTGTAACGTTTTAAAGAATAATTTTAAAGAAACACCGTTAAATGCTAAAATTTTATCAAAGGCATCTATTATTTGGTCTTGAATAGGTTTAATTACCATATTATCAAACAAAATAGAAGCGTTTTTTAATTCATCGGCGTTTGAACTAAAACCATTTGCCGAACCTAATCCAAATAATAAGGGACTTGTAACGTTATGCGCTAACATAATTTTCTTTACGCATTCCTCACTTAATGAATTATACAAATCTGGAGCATCGTTAACGGGCATTGTGTCAACCGTTGTTTTGCTTTCTTGGTTATTATTAAATCCGATAATAACCTTTTCACCACGTGGTCCCGTTAATTGACTTTTTACTTTTCCCGTGATAATTTGTTGTTGTTCTTCAGTTGGAACGCCGTTATTAAAGTTAATTACAACCCGTCCAGCGAAGCCTTTTTGAACTTCGTTAATTAAATAATCAGCTATTTCTTCTTCTAACTTTGCATAAGGTAACCCTCCCTGATAATCAGGTAAAGCGTAGTATTTCATTCCTACCGCGTACGGCTTCGAATAAATAATTTCTATTTGTTCGTTTGAATATCCGAAAGCTGGTATTCTTTTAGGAGCGTATTTTTTTACGTCCAACCAATTATCCGAATAATAATAACCTTCTATTTCTCCGTCTTTATTGCACTTTTCAGCACGTAATAAATTCACGGGTATATGATAAGCCTTTAAAATTCTTTTATGATCCTGTGAGTAGTGTATTTGCATTGCAAATTGACCGAACATTTTCCTATCCAGTACAATTTTACGAATACAGTCAGCATGAAATAAAGCCATCATTTGAGCGTACTCATTAGGCTTTTTACTTGCATCTAACGCACTTAATCCACGACCGTAAATTAATCTATTAACGTTGTTAATTACCGAGCTATTAGTTGTCGAATTAACGTACCTATCAATGATAAATTGAAAGTAATTATTATCTTCGCCAAACTCCACCCAAGCGTCTCTTTTCGACTCTTGAATTACGGGCGTTGTATAAGAACTTAATTCTAAAACGTGTATATTACTCATAAACTATAAATTCATTTGTGGTACTATTAGCAGTATATTGGTTTTTGTTTACTGAAAAACTCGAAACACT